CGATTACTTGGATTACCACTGATACGGAGTGTAGAAAATGATGAAGAACCCCCCTCATCCCGGCGAGCTGCTGCGCGAGGATGTGATCGCCGAGCTGGGTCTATCCGTCACCGAGACTGCCGAGCGCTTAGGCATGTCCCGTGTGGCCTTTTCGCGGGTCCTCAATGGCAAGGCTGCGGTCAGTCCTGATCTGGCCATCCGGCTTGAGCTGGCAGGTGTCAGTACGGCTCGCGCTTGGCTGGCCATGCAGACTAACTATGACTTGGCGCAGGCCATGAAGCACCAACAACCGCCGGTACGCGCTCTGTTCCCGACAGCTCCCCCGGTTTGAACGACCCACACAACGCAATCACCGTCTCGTTGTGTTCGACGATTGAAGCGGCGCTGTATCGGGTGTTGGCGCACCCGGCACAGCACCACGTTTTTTTACTGCTTTATTCGTTCTCGGGCGGGTTGTTGTTTTCCCCTTCCTCGTCCCTTTCTTCCTGAACTGCCGGTGCTTGCAGCGTGAGCCAATCCGGAATGGTTCCAAGACCGGTGTAGCGCACTGCTGTGCCGTTTATGGCAAGGGTGGTTTTCAGGGTATAGGGTTCGCCGGTATCGACGAGATACAGCGTGTCTTTGCGGTGGTCTTCGAGCGTGGTCCATCCATCGAGTACAGCCACGGCAACTTTGCCTTCGGGTACGTCATCGGGTGGGGGAGTGAGTTTTGCGCCGAAAGGGATGTTGAAAAGGCTCGGAGTCTGCGGTAGTTCGTTGGCAATGACTGGATGCAGGAATGCGCCGTCAGGGTCGGTTTGGTAAACGGTGATTTGATTCATGGTTCAATCTCTCTAGTTCACAAATGGATGCGCGGATGAAAAGCAACGTTGGCGGGACGGGTTTCCGCCGCTGTTCGGGCAACCCGGGAATTATCGAAATTCACGGCAGGCAGGTTATTACCGTTGACATCGGGATAGAAAGCCAGCGATCCAGCATTGGAAGTGACGGCGAACGCCCCATTGGCGTAGCCATAAGGAAGTAGCCTTCCGAACGAACCTGTAACCAATTGCGTGGCGTCCAACTGTCTGGTACCCAAGCCCCTTCCACCCCCACCATCAACGTTAGTGCCGGTGAAGCGGCGAAACTGGTTGCGCAGATCCGGCACGCGGAATTGGCTATCCGACACATCTACGAACCAATGTGCGCCGAGGTTGTCTGCCCAAACGGACTGGCTGACGACCAGGTTGTTTTCTTGCGCATAACCCCACAAACCGGCATACGCAGATTTCGATAAGAGGCCGCCCACGGCGTCGATTTCGTTTGCCAAGGGCGCGATCGTATGGCCGTCCACCGGCCTGCCACACAGTGGCGAACGGTAGCCGGTGTAGTACGGCGTGCTCACCCAGACCCAGACCTCGGCCACATCGGCGACGATGACAGGACCAACGTTCGTGGTAGGCAGCGTCGCCAGTGTGACCACCTGTGGGCCAAAGCTGTCAGGCTTGCCGGTGACTTCGCTCCATTTCGGCCAGCGCGTGGCCTGAGCCGGTTTACCGGTCACGTCAGCCCAGGCGTGTTGATGTGGGCTGGCCGCAAAGCTGGTGGGTTTGTCGTTGACTTCGCTCCATGTCGGCCAGCGCGTAGCCTGCGCCGGTTTACCGGTCACATCGTCCCAGGCGTGTTGGTGTGGGCTGACAGCAAAGCTGTCGGGTTTGTCGGTGACTTCGTTCCATTTCGGCCAGCGCGTGGCCTGCGCCGGTTTGCCGGTGACGTCAGCCCAGGCGTGTTGATGCGGGCTGGCGGTAAAGCTGGTCGGCACCTCGGTCAAGCGCGCGTAGGGTAGCGAGCCGTTAAAGCTGGCCAGCGGCGCATCGCTATTGGCCTTCAATTCCAGCTGCGCTTTCAGATACACGGTGCGGTTGGCCAGCGCCAGCGCCGCGCGGTTGGCGATACCGCCTGTTGCCGGTTCTGGCTGCACGGGTCCGCCTAAAACGGGATCGGTGGTCTCTAACTGATAGACGCCGGGCGTCCAGACGGCGGTTTCTTCAAGGTTTGCCATTAAGCGCTCCCGTGGTTGTATTGCCCATCGAACGCGGCCAGCGCGTTGTAGCGGATGGGGACGGATTGATAGTCCAGTAGCGCTTGAGCCTGATCGTTGGTCAGTGCGCGATCGAGCATGACGATGCGGTAGATCGCCCAGGCATCGGGATCGCCATGCAGCATGTGACCGTTATAGGTGTACGCGCCGTCGTAGTTGAGATTGCCGATGCCTTCCATGATGTGGATGTTGCCGAAACCCAGTTTCTTGGCGATTTCACGTAACGACCATGGCGTACCTTTGTATCGATGGTCGGTGACCGATGCGCGGATGACTTCGCGTTGCTGGGACTCGATTTCGGCCAGCTCCCAATAATCGACGTGCATCGCCCAGGCCAGCCAGGGCAGCAGGGATCGTGGGCAGGTATCTGGGTTCCAGTGATCTGTGATGGGACGCGTCGGCAATGTCGGTGCGCTCGCGCGCGTGATGGCGCGCTCCATGCTGCTGGCGTTGGGCGGCAGTAAAGTCATGGCGCGGCACCCTCAATATGCAGGGTAATTTGCGTGCAGCGGGCGGCCTGATGGCTCGCAACAGCAATCAGCACATCTTGTTGCGCAATGTCGCCGGTGTCCGGCAACGGCGGGGAGATAAGGTTGACGCGCAGAACACCGGACTGCCGAAGCGCGGCCTTCAGTCCCGAGACGGTAATGTCTTGCCCGAGGCGGAATTGCGCTTCTACGTAAGCCGTGGCAGCCGTGTGCGCGGCGGCCAGCGTCAGCTCAACCCCGGGGCCAGGCATCAACACCAGCGCGGCCTCTACCACGTAGTTCAGCACCTGTGCGGGCGCGACCATCACGGTGTCGCACAAGGGGCGCACGTCTTCGGCGCTGGTAGCGGCCTGCACCCTGTCGAGCAGCGCCTGCCCCGGCACACCGTTGGGGTTATAGTCAGAATTTGCGGACGCGTCCTCTTCGGGGTCTTCTTCGGACGGTTCAGCCAACACGACGATGCGCACGGTGCCGGGTTTGGGGCTGTCGATGGTTACATCGGCCACGCGCGGCGAAGCCGACAGGGCATGAAAGCGGTACGACAGTATCGGACCCGCAGTGGTGTGGCCTTCCAATGATAGCTGTGTGCGGGCGCGCAGCCGCGCGTCTGTCTCGCCCTCCAGACGTTGGACGCCAAACAACGCCGCCAGATGGTCCAGATCGGATCCCCGCGCGTAGGCCAACATGGTGGCCCGCGCCGCGTCGTTGATGCGCGCGCGCAGCAGCAGTTCCCGATACGCGAAGACCTCGCACAGTTTTGTCGCCGGTTCGGATTCCAGCGCCAGCACCTCGCCCAACTCTGGGGCAAGCGCCAACAAATCGGCCTTGAGGGTGGCGAGGATGGTTTCATAGTCCAGCGGCTCGACGACGCTGGGCGCGGGCAAGCGCGACAGATCAATCGTCATCGCGCCAACTCCACGGTCAAGGACAAGGAGCCGCTGGATGCGCCGCCCAGCCTGTACAGGCCGTCCACGGTCAATGCCACGCGCCCCGGCGCGACGCTATCGACCGCGACGCGCTGCAAGGCAAAACGCGGCTCCCAAGTGCGCAAGGCGCTGGCCGTCGCAGCAAAAATGGCCGCCAACTGGCGACGGTTGGTGGGAGAGTCGAGCAGATCAAACAGGTGCGAGCCGTAGCGCCGCCGCATGACGCGACTACCTACAGGCGTAGTCAGAATGTCGCGTATCGACTGCTTTAAGTGCTCAAGACCTGTCAGGGTTCGACCGGTGATGGCGTGGGTTCCGTTCATGCGCCCAGTGTGGCGCAGGGTGCGCGGGCATTCCTGCGGCGGGGTTGGCGCAATCACGCATCGTCATCATTCAGATCGTCATAGTCGGTGCGCCGGTCTTGCGATTCGTCGCGTGCAAAGTCTTCGCGCCGCTGCGCTTCGATGGTCGTGACAAAACCGCCCGCGTCCAGCTGGTGTTCGGCTTGCGTCACAATCCATTCGCCGTCAGACAGCTCATCAAAGCCGCTCAGTTGCACAGGCATCTCGGCGCACAGCATGGCGTTGCCGGTCAGGGTCAGTGACAAATTCGTGCGCCCGCGCTGCAACTGGCGCAGCTTGGCGGCGGCGGCGGCCAGCGCGTCAGCCTCCGATGCGTAAGGATGGCGCAGGTACATGCGTGGCTCGCCTGTGCCCGCATACACATACTGATGTTCACCCATGCGCTTTTGCCGCAAGTGCGCGCCCACGCACGCGTAATACTGGCGCTCGGCGATGCTGGTACGCCAGCCGCCGTTGCCAATCACCTGCGCGGGATGGATGCCAACCGTTGGCAGGGGTTCGCCGTTGGCGGTCACACCCGCACCGCGCGCAACGAACAAGAGGGCACCGCCCGCCGGTTTGGCCACCGCGCCGTACTGCTCGGCCAAGCGCGTGAGCAGGTTCAGATCGGACTCGTACAACTGCTCGGTATGGTCGATCATGATCTGGGCAAACTTGTCGGCACAGCGCGGTTTAAGGCCATGTTCAGCCGCTACCGCAGCGACGATGGCTCCAACAGTCGTGCGGTACCAGTGGCGTTTTTTCCAGCTTTTCAGGCTGGCCTTCATGTCGGCGGATTTGCCCGACAAGCGCAAGCTGCGCGGCAAGCCCGAGACCTCGATTTCGTCCACCGTGTACTGGCCCATGCGGGTAAGCCCCTGGCCGTTGTAGCCCAATTCTACCGTTAGCACTGCGCCGGTCGCGGGGATGGCAATGGCGTTGTCGCGGTTATCCAGCGTGACTTCAAACTGGTCGGCGGTAATGCCCGCTTCGTCGGTCACGCGCAAAGACAGTAGCCGGTCGGCCAGCACGGCGGTGATGTCTTGGTCATCGTGGATCACGCGATACGCGGGGGTCATATCTACTGCCTCATGCCCACAGCCGGACGGTACGGGTGGTTTGTGCGGGCGGCGGATCGAACGGGGGTAGCCGCAACAGCACCCCGGCAGGCAGTCTGGCCGGATAGTGTGCAAGCTGCGGATTGGCCGCCAGCAGGGCGTGCACCGCGTATTCGCTGCCCGCAATACGCCAGGCAATGGCGTCGAGCACCTCGCCCTCGCGGGTCAGATAGGTTTGGGTGGCGTTCATGGCGCGGACTCGTCAGGTGGGTTATCAGTCGGCGTGGCCGTGTCGGACTGCATAGGCGCGTCAGTATTGTCGGCGACCTCTCGCGCGACGGCGGGCAGCGGCGCGGCATCTTCGCCATAGGCGGCCAAGGCAATGGTGAAATCAATCCGGCGCGGCTGGCCGAGCGCGTCCAGTTCTGACCCTGCCTCTTCGATGGATTCGATGACATAACTGCCGTAGACCGCGCCAAAGTGATCCAGCAGGGTTTGCGGCTCGCCCATGCTGGCCACGGTGCGCAGTCTGACAAGCGTCTCTTGCCCACCGGTGTAATGCGGCAGCAAATAGCCTTCCAGCGTCATGACCTCGTTGCCCGCGCCGACAAATTGCCGCGCGGGCGTGCGCAGCAAGCGCTCCTGCACCGCCCAGCGGTATTGGACGTTGCGCGTCAGGGTCTGATGCGCCAGCGTGCCGACCATAAACGGCACATCGCCCAGCATCAGCATGACCGCGCCCGCCGGGGCGGGGTCGCTGCGGTTTAAGGATTTCAAGACTTCGCCCACTTTGCCGGTGGCGGCATCGATACGCCGGTTGGCCAGCGCCGCGCCCTCGGCGGCCAAGCGATCCATGGCATCCTGACCTGCGGCGGCGGCCAGCGCGTCCACGCGCCCGCTGGCCAGCGCCGTGCTGGCCCGCGAAAAGCCATAATGCTGCGCGGCCTGTCCAAGCGAGCGGGTGGGTTGGTCGGAAAATTCTCGCGCAAATGCAATCAGGCTGTTGCCGCGCAGCGCATCGTGGGCGCGGCGCGCGGTTGCGCTCGCGTCCAAATCCAAACCCGTCATGCCCAATCTCCCAAAGCACCACGCAGCATTTGGCGCTGCTCGCGGCGCTGAATATCGATCACGCGGCGGGCCAGCGCCTCGCTGCTCTCGCCCGCTTGTTGCGTGATGTTGATCACAATGTGTTGTTGTATGGTGGGGGCAAGCGGCGCGGCTTCGTGCGCCGCAGTGGCGGTGCGCACCGGGCGGGTAGATGCGCTGTCTGGCAGAGACCCCGCGTCCACCGCTGCGCTGACATCTGCGGTCAACGCGGGCAACGCGGCGCTCATGGAATCGGCAAAGGCGGGTGCAAACGCCACCGTGGCAGCGGTACCCAAGGCCGCACTGGCGCGTCCGACTTGCCGCGTCATGCCGCCGATGCCCAGCGCCGCGCCTTGCCCCACCATGCCGCCCAGCCCCATGAACACGCGCGACGGCGACTTGATGCCCAGTTTGTCCTTGAACCAGCCCACCGTGCTGCTGGCAACGTTGCTGATGGCGCTGCCGATCGCACCGCCCATGTTTTGGATGCCGTCTACCATCCCCTGCATCATCATCTTGCCGGTTTCCTTGAAACTGTCGGGCAGCGCCTTGCCCAGCACGCCCAGCCCGGACGTCATCGCCTTTTCTATCAACTCCAACGGTGTCCACTTCCCCAGCAGTTTGCCTACCTCTTCCGAGCCGCTCGAAAACGCACCTTTAACGGATTTCCACGTGTCGCCAAAAAATCCGCTCACACCATCCCACACATGAGTCATGCCGTCTTTGGCCGCACTGCCTACGTTTTTGATGCCCTCCCAGGCAGCCGAGGCCGTGCTGCTGATGCCATCCCACAGGCCAGAGAAAAACGTGGTTGCACCTGACCAGACGCCTTTGACAATCCCCCAGGCCAGGCGCACAGGGGCGATGATGATGTCCCAGGCGCTCACGGTGTCACTGGATACGTCGCCCCATAGACCAGAGAAAAACCCTGTGATGCCAGACCAGATACGTTTCACGATATCCCATGCCCAGCGTATCGGCGCGGTAATGACGCGCCAGACAGTCGAAGTGACCTTGGCGACACCGTCCCAGACAGTAGAAAAGAATCCCGTCACGCCAGACCAGATGGCTTTGACGCCGTCCCACAGTCCGCCAAAAAAGTTGCCTATGCCAGACCATGCCGCTTTGATGCCGTCCCAGCACCCCACTGCCACGTTTTTGATGCCGTTCCACATGCCAGAGAAGAGCGGGCCGATATGCTCCCAATGGGTCCACACGAGCATCGCACCCACCGCCAGCCCCTTGATGGCTATCATCAAGGGGCTGCCCATCATAAAAATCCCCAGCGACGTCCATGCACGCCTGACCGCCGCGATGCCGAAGGCCACGCTGGCAAACGCCACTTTGCCGCCCAGCAGCACCGCAAACGTTTTGCCCAGCCCGCCCACCAGCGCGGTGTTGGCGGCCATCCAGCTTGTCACGGGCGCGAGCATGTTGATGATGCTGGTAAAGAGGCTGCCCATCGGAGCCAGCAGGGGCGTAATAGCCGCATCGCGCAACTGGATCAAGGCGTCACCCATGCGCTTGAAAGCGTAGCTCGGGTCTTCTTTCATGCGCCGCTCGGCGTCTGCCGACACCATGCCTTCAGCGGCAGAGACTTCCGCGCGGATTTTCCTGTACTTTTCCAGCCCGTCAATCATGGGGGTGATGAAGCTCAAGACGCGTTTGTTGCCGAACAACTCGCCGATGCGAAAAGAATCGCCACCCGTCATTTTCTGGATGAGCTTCATAGATTCTTCAATCGGATCCAGCCCCTTTTCCTGCCAGCTCTTGAACCGCGCTTCCAGATTCACGCCTTGCTGCTCGAAGCGCTTGACCGTCTCGGGGCTGGTCAGGCTGTTCATGAAGTTTTCCATATTGGTGGCCGCCTGTGACG